CACGTGAGCCCATTCTTCTCACACCATTGGTCATAAGTGAGCTTCGAACCTTTGTAGATTTTACCGTTGGGTGATTGTAAACCAAATCGTAAATCCATATCAGGATTTTGTTCCTTAATCAACAAATGCTTCTTTCTATCATCTGGTAAGAACCAACCCTTTGACTCTATGTAGATACCATTTGGTAATTTAAAGTCTGGTTTGTAGGTGTGGTGAGACGCAGGTATAGTATACTTTACCTCGTGTTGTTCGTATTCACCATCAATCCCTTGAGATTTTAGTTGTTCATCAATACGAGTTTCCAGACCACTCTTGTGACCTTTTTGTTTTTGGATGTGACTCCAATTTCCTTTTGCCATATTAGTCTATATCGAATTTCACATTGATGGTTACATCGACATCTCTTCTCTTCTTGAGTGGTGAACCTAACTTACCAATTGCAAGTAAGTCACCAGTGTCGTTGTATAATCCAACTTGAGTGATGTATGGTCTAAAGTCAGACCCCGTAACCATATTTTTTAATCTTGTATCAGTATCAGTAGAATCAATTCTTAGAGATGGGTTAGATGAAACATTATATTCATTTCTCTTGACTTCACATAAGATTGATACCTCTTCTACTTGTTTGGTAGCACGATATTTTAGTTCATAATCTCTATTAGTATAATTCCAATTACCATTACCTAAAAATATATTTTGGTATCTATAACGAGGGTCTGATGTTATAATCATACCTTGTTTATAGAATACATACCCAACTTCTTTTCTTTGAAGGGCAGACCCACTTGGTGAATTGTCTGCTAAAGAAGAAATCATATCAGATGATAACGATGTTCTATGTATTCTGAACTGAGACATAGAACCACTAAAATTACACTCAGTACCTTCAATATTCCGACTACCTATGAGTATGTCACGATTATTTGTAACCGAACCTCTAAATGAATATGATGATGTGATTTCATTCGTGTTGTCTACATACAATGATATACTATTACCAATCTTATTTAGTACATAGTGGTGTGGTTGTCCATCGTTAAAAGAGTTTGAAGAGGATACGTTCAATACCGATTTACCATCAGATGCTCTTACAAATATATGACCAGGACTCGTGGGATGTAGTTCAGTATAGAACGATATATCAAACGGATATTGACCATTACTATTTGACCTAACTTGTTCTAACCCAGCATCATCAATATAAGTCTCAGTATTTCGTTTTTGTACCAAACTTGAAATCTGTCTGCCACTACACGATTGTGATGGTGGGATTGTTGCCCAAAACGATACCGACCAATCATCATTTTTATTTAATACATTGAAATGTTCTTGATGTCTAATCTGAATACTGCGTGTTTGGTCAAAATTGTATGTGTTACCAATTCCCGAAATAGGATTCGTTGAAATTGCAGAATTATTCCAAAGTGTACCACCACCACTATCTACCGGTGGGGTTGGTGCTATTGACTGAACCTCACCTTCGAGTGTTAGATTCAATGTAACACCTGGAAGTATTTGATGTATACCATCTACTTGAATGGCACCATCGTTCATAGATACACTAAGTGATGTATTACCCGAACTATAAACACTACCATTACTTGCAGCAGTGTATTCAACACCATTTATGGTATATGTTAAATCTGTAAAGTTATTGAACTCATAATCTGCATCTGGGTTGATGTAGAATGTTAGATACAATATAGTACCATCAATACTATTTGAAATTACCTTTGTTACAATCGGGCCACCTGCGTTTTTAAAATTAGACGCAGTAGTGTTATCTACGTTATTTGTTATGTTTATTCTAAAATCAGCCATTAGATAATCCTATTTTGATAGTTAGATTTATCCGAAGTACTTGATTCAAAATCTAAATAAACTAAAGTGTCCGATGGTTTGATGTAAGTTGACCCAGTTTGTTCACTTGCTATTAGTAACCCATATTCATCATCAACCTTTTGGTCGTATAGATGTATAGATGATGATGGGTAATGTGAGTTATCGGTTACAAATACCGAACCTGGTTTTATACCATTACCAAACTTATTTTGTGGTATAGATACTATTGAAGCAGTATCATATAGATGAATGTCATTTCTTCTTTTGAAGAATGTGGAGTTTACTGCGTTCCACATAACTTTTTGTGGAATACGATTTAACTCATCAGTTACACCACCTGATGAAGTAAGGAAAGTATCCACTGCGATTTCATTATCAACCGATGTGGATACTTCCGTTAAAATACCATTGTCTGAAATACCTCTGAGAACGGAAATCTCAAACGATGATGAGTGGTTTACATTCGTAACCTCATATCGTTTATGTGCTTTGAATGGTCGTGCTTGTACACCACCATTGAAGATTTTTTTGAATACTATTCCCATTTGGTATCATCTTTAGAAGTCGAGCTTAACCTTAATTAAAATCTCGTTAGAGAATGACTTTAACAAAGGTTTAGACAACTTAGCAATTGCTAAAAGTTCATTGTCATTATTGTAAAGACCAACTGTTGTAATGTATGACTTAGGGTCACCTACAAAAGTTTGTTGGTTTAATTTACCATTTGAACCTGTAACATAAGATGGGTTGTTTGAGAAATTGTATTCAGCATTCTTTGCTCTTACAAAGAAGAATGTTGATTTTACTTCCTCTTCACTTCTTGCTTGGAATCCATTATCAGAACTATCGGCAGCCGACTCACTAATTGCAGTAAACAATTTTCCGTGGTTTTGTGCATCTGTTTGAGTTCTAACAGTTCCAAGAGATGCAGATGCATCAAGGCCAGCAGCACCTAATACAATGATACCAAACTGAGGGTATACTGCTCCAAATACTTCATCTTCACTATAAACACCATCGGTCAATGAACCCGATACAATGTTATATACATTTTTGTTAGAGTTACCCAATTGATTGGTATCTCCACTATCATCAATCAGTCTCAACTCATTAGCACCATTTTTCAAACATAGTTCCCAATTTCCTGGGTCTAACTTATCTTTGATTCGTGCTCTATTAATAGAAACTACATATACATCATCTTGTGATACACCACCAAAGGTAAATGTAGTTTGAGATGCAGGAAGAAGTACTTGTTGGAATTGTGAGTAGATTGCATTTGATGGTGAATCCTCATTTGTACCTAAAGACCCACTACCTGCGTAGTGACCATATGCAATTGAGAATTGTGCTTCTTTAGTTGAATCAGTTGGGTCACCATTGTATATTTCGTAGTAGTATTGTTTCTGAGTAGAAGATTGGTATGATGATGTCCAAAACTCAGTTAGTTCACCACTATTACCACTCCACAAACCACGAGTAACTCGTTGTGTGTTTCCTTCTACTACATCTTCTACTGTAAATGCAGTGTATACTTTACCACTTCCATAATCGTATGCACCTGCTGGGATTATTGGGGTTGAGTCCTGTGCAACATCATTCGCTGAAAGTTCACCAACTGATACTGAGTTGTTCAATGCATTTAGGATTGCAGAACCACCACCGGCACCTGCTCCGCTACCGGCACCAGGACCACTACCACCACCAGGTGGATTTCCACCAGGGTTACCAGAGTTACTACCCCCACCTAATCCGAAGCCACCGCCACCTATACCTTGTATTGCCATCTTCTATCCTTCTTTAGTTTGCAACTACCACTACATTAGTTTGTGTATCAGTTGCTGGGTTAACAGTAACATCAATCTCAGTCCTACCACCAGTCTCGTTACCAATAATAATAATACGAGTTGAAATTGCAGTATCGTTTGGTAGGTTTGCAGCAGATACAAATGTGAATTGGTTTTTACCAACAACCGTTTGTGATTGTGCAGTGTTGTAAGAACCAACATTAATGATTGGAGTTACATTACCTGGAATGCCAGGGTTTCCGCTAATAGTACCTGCGTCACTATTGAGTAGAATTGCAGTGTATCCCAAGTTTTCGTTACCACCATTTTTAGTAGTTACTGCGATTAATGAATTGTTTGCACCTTCATCCAATGTTAGTGATGATGGTGAAACTGAAATATATGGTAAACGAGTAGTTGATTTTGGTAAAGTTAACAACTTATACTTCATTGCGTAATTTTCATCCGTGATTGCTTCAATCACAGGCATATTTTCAATTACGATTCCGTAGTAGTCTGAACCCAACGAGTGTGCTGGATTCCATAGTTCATAATCTACTTCATCATCTGCCAATGCAAATTGAGTGATTTGGAACTTGTCACGACCTTGTGCCAAAAGTTCTCTACCCTTCTTGGTGAGAATGGCATCTACCGTTACCGATGAATTATCTAAAAATCCCATAGTGTTTCCTCTTTATGTATATAAATATGGTTTTTTAACTTTTTAAGTGTATGCAAATATTCTTATTTCTAAATCTTCGTTTCCTGTTACTGATTGTGAAACTCCTTTACCACCAAATCCAAACTGATGACTTGTTATACCTTGAAGGTCTGCACTTGAATAAACTACCTGACCTGTCGACCTTTTTACGACAAAAACATATGCTAATTGTACAATCGTTGGTACATTGTATGTTGCAGATAGTGGATTGGTTATAGAGTTAATTATAATGGTGTTTGTGCCATTGGTTGTCATATACCCACTTGTAGTTACATTACCATTCAAAGTCATCTGATATGATGTTCCATTGATTTGTTGCAATGTCCCCCAATCATAATTACCAGATTGTAAATCATTCAAAAAGTTTTGATTAAAGTAATATACATTACCTGCGAATAATTTGTGTCCGAGATTTTGTACAGTTCTCTTTGCTATCAATTCCATTACACCATCTTGTCTACCTCTTGAAGGAAGTCTAAGTTTAGGTCTCGTATTTGTTGGTTTAAATGGTAATGGTCTGAAAGTTTCGGTTTCAGATACTCGTGAGGGTTTTGGTCTCACTTTCTTAAACCTATCCTTTGTAGTAGACACCAAATTATCAATAGGCATTGTTCGTGTACTACCACCTTTAATATTACCATCGGTATCCAAACCCTCACCAGGTCTTCCTGAGAATACAAGGATGTTTGAATCCACTTCGGTAATCTCTACAACAGGACCACCATCTGGAGTGTCTGGAGAATCGGTAGTTAGTGAATCACTTGTAATTCTACAACCATTATAATACAAGTTCTCAATCGAAAGTGGAAGTCTTGTGTCTTGAACTTCCGCATAATGGAATGAGGTTGAACTTGGTGTCAAAGTCTCAGCATCTTCAGATGAAGTAAAGAAGTATTTTGGTTCTTGGTAAATATTAGACAACCTTGCATTTATAATTGTAGAACCAGTCGGTGAGTATTCCCAATATCCGTTTGTTCTATTAACATAAGTACCACCACTCAACACGGCTAAATCATATTGGTACACCGATGGTTCATAATTATATAAATCAATCATACCATCATTTTCAAAACCAGACCCACTTCTAAGTCCATAATCGTTTCTACTTGCGGTGATAATATTTGTACCAACTGGTATAGTTCCATCATAATGATGTCGTGAAATTGTTATATCTCTTTCTCTCTGATATTTGTTTCTTTCAAAAACGTGTGGTTCAATTAAGATACCCTTATGCCAATCCACACGAGCAGGGAGTAGTTGTTTGATTTGGTCAAACACCGACATATCGTAACGAGACAACATATCCATAATTAAGTCAAGTGCAGTACCACTTGTGTATTTTTGGAAGTAGTTCTTTGCTCTATACTTGAGTAATGGGTAGTCTTCGTTGTATCTCTTATCGGGGTCACCAACCCAATCATCTGCTTCGAAGTAACCTTCTGAATTGTAGATATCGAAGTTTACAGTATCAGTTGTTGTGAAGTATGTACCCAATAGATTTGAGTCCAATGGTGCGTAATCAAACTCTGATAACTCATTTGATTTATCAGGGCTCAATGCACCTTTTAGTGATGCAGACTCGATTCTGATTTTATTGTTCATCAGATTCAATGCACCTACGGATGGAACTGTTACAAATTGAGTATCAACCTCACCGACTAAATCACCAGGTTTCATATTAATTAATGATGCCGATAAAACCAATCCACTATCTGATGATGTGAACTTTTGATTTGGGTGTACTGAATCAATAGACCCAGTATTTGTTGTAAACCCACTATCAGGGAATATTCGATACATCAACTTATCAAATGAGGTGTCGATATCCAAATCAGTTGTGTTATCATCACTAAAGTATGCTTCTCTATTCTTAGCATGTTCGGTTACAATTTCGTTTGATATCCCATCCCTAAAATATCTAACCTCTTGAATACTTGCAGTTTCATAAGAGTTTACATTAGAGTCAGTCGTTGGACCTGGAACTCTTAGTGTCCCAGTAGATGTCCAAACTGTATTAAATGTAGAATTATTACCAGTTAGAGTAGCAGTAGGGTTTGCAAGGATTTCGCCCCAATCATCAACCCAAGCTGCTGAAATATCAATACTACCCGATGTTAATACTACTGCAACTTCTCTTCTTTGCTTGTAAGGAACATATGAAGATGAGATTATATCAGTAGAGTTTACTTTTAGTCTAATTCTTGCAGTTTCATTTTCGTAATCCCAAAATAAGTCTACATTATCACTATTATCAGTTAGTCGTAGGATGTGGTAGTTCTGCTTTGGCATCTTACCAATAACCTCAATCGAGTTTGGTCTATCCGATTGAATATCATCCCAAGGATTTGAGATATACTTAGATGGGGATGCTTGTAATTTGTATACAAATCTTTCGTGTTCATACACATTCTTACGAGTAGAAATCGTAGGACCACCCCATTCTCTAATCTTTAAGAATGCTTGTGGAATACCATATGTAGAAAGGATTGCCTTGATTGACCTCGCAGAACCCTTTGTCTTATACAACATAGGAATTGTATTTACAATCCTTCTCCAAGTTTCATTTGTAATCTCCCTTCTCGACTTAGATTGAAGTGAGCCAGTTTGGTATAATGTACCATCGGACTCAACACCTAAAGCATATTTCCAAAGTGATACATCTGAATATCCATTCGATAGTTTCCAACCCAATGACTCAGCAACTGACTTTAGTAGGTCATCTGCCATACCATCTTTAGGGTGTTCTTCTCTTTCGTTGATATCGGTTAACGATTTTATATATGCCCATTGGATATCAAAGTGTTGGCCAATCATATCAACGAATGTGATGTATTCTTCGTTTCTCTCATCCTCTTGTAGATGAATTGGAATCATATTACGAAGTCTTGCATCGTTGAACTCATCATATAAAGATGCGGATGCATAAACACCATTGTACCAATTTACACCTTCAGTAGAATCACTCTCTCTTAAAACGTGAGGGAATGTCGAAGACTTTGGATATGGTTCTATTGTAAAGTCAGATGATGACCAATGTGTATAGATATTAGAATCAACATCATAATAAAGGTATTGTTCAAAGTCATCAAACCCACCAATGATTCTATCCCTACGAACCATAGATTGTGAGATATTGGTTAGTGCATCTGAACCACTAACTGACTCTAATAATGTAATTCTATCGTTGAACTTTTCGATTTGTTGTAGTTTGTATCTGAAGTTGTCAACTCGTTCAGTAGCGGATGAGAAATGGACATAGTTTTGAAAATCAGAATAGTCAATATTTAATTTGACCTGACCTAATGACCCACTAAAGTAGTAATTTATCAATTGTTGAGATGTGGTTGCATCTACATCTAATAATGATTCCCAATTCTGCCAATCAACACTATCAGCACCTTTCATATCAGACATATCCAATGAGAAGTCTGGTTCTGAGAAGTCTGGTCTACTTTGATTTTGAATACTTGGGAATGCGATAATCTTTTCCACCCAAGACTTCATAATCCTAGCATCAACATCACATAGATTATTTACATCAACATCATCACCTAATGGTCTATTCAGTTTTAGAATTACACTTTGTATTTGTGTTACTGTATTGTCAAATCTTTTGTAAGTTAGATTTAAAGCACTTGGACTTAGTGATTCTGCGAATATGTCATTACCACTATTTATTGCAGATTGTAATGATGGTTCGGCTGCATCGAGGTCTTCTGGCACTTGATTTACAAATGTGTTTTGACCTGCCTGCCAAGATAAAGTTCCATCTGGATTTTGGGTTAATTTGTATTTTCTAAACCTACCTGTTAGTTTTCCAAAGTCATCAGATGATTGCCCAATAGCAGGTGTAACAATCTCGACCATAGTTCTCCAACCATCCAACGAACCTTCGAACCTACTATCAAACGGAACAAACGTAGTTGGTTGTGAGTTTTGACCATTTACTGAAGAAAAGAATGAAGTAGGATATGTTAAGGTTTCGGTAATAACACCTGCCCTAAGACCACCAAACTCAGCATTTATAATATCATAAATGTTGTTGTTTTTAAAGTTTAGAACAATATCTTTCTTTACACCATTTGTATCAAATGCATTCACACCAGTATCGTTTAGTACTGATTGAATTGCAGGGATGAATCCATTGGTTATACCACTACCAGCATATACTAATTTTATCTCGGTTCGGTCTGCTGATATCTCATCCACCTTTAGATTGGAAACAATCTTATGATGAAAGTTGTAAACCATTGAGTATGCACCTTGTTGGATTCCATTGTTTCTTAAATCCAACTCGGGGGTTGTGTATACTGAAGGTCTTGAGTTTTTTTGAGTGTATTGTATAAAGTTGTTGTATGTGGATTGAATCAGATTGTTATCTGCATATATATGCAACTCTTGGTTTGGTGGGAAGTCTAATCCATTTACCAAATCAAAATCACCCTTAATCTCATTCTCGGATAAGAATAGGTCTTGAGTACTAATCGATTCCTCGATAGTCTTACCAAAGGTTGGAGTATATCCACTTACTTGGTCTTTATTTACAAATCTATCTAAAGACATATTAGACTTCCTTAGTTGTTACCTTGACTATTTAAACCCTGCCCATCATTGCCTTGAGTGTCAACTATAAAGTTTAATGCAATCTCACCCAACTCTATGTTTAATGGTGTATCATTTAATGGTCTTCTTAATTCATCTGAAATGGAAACATCGATTGTATCATTAAAAGATGATTCATTAAACTTAGTTACCTTAGTACCAATCTCACCATTGGTATTAAAGACTGACTTACCATATGAATCAGACTCGATGCCAGAATCCGTTGCACCAAATATTTCATAAGATACTATCTGACCTCTACCATTTCTTTTGATTTCTCTTTCTGCCATTATCTAACCACCTTAAAGTAGAAGTTATCATCAAAGTATTTAGTTGTTCCGTTTTGGTCAATTCTAAATACAAACTTATAGAATCTTTCAGGTTGTAACCCATTGAACCAAAAGTTGAAGTAGTTACCTTCAGAGTCACAACTTACTTTAGTATAATTAGTATCAAACGGAATAATTACTTGTTCCGTTTCAGCATCAACTACCGAGTAATACGAGGTAGTTGGTAAGTATTTTACTAATGTATAGTTTGATGTCGATGAGAATGTTCTTGCTGGGAATCTCTCTCTACCATAAACTCGAATCTTTGCTTTAGAAGTTTCTTTGTATTCAGTTCCAAGATTCTTCACATATACAATCATATCATCAGTATCAAGTGCTTCTAATGAACCTGTACTAAATGATGAGTCATCCCAACGAACTTCGAGAACTGGTGGGTAGATTGTATTTGTATCTGAAGAAAAGAACTTGATTGAACCAAACTTAGTAGTTGATTGTTCATCCGTTTTAGATTTCTTAACGATAAATCCATTGTTAGTTCTTGTACCATCAATCCACTCAGAAACATAGTCAGTCACCTCTACATTGAGGTCATCCGTGTATTTTGTGAATGATTGATAGTATGAGTTACCATTACCAAATGATGCAGTATACCAAGTACCACCACCTACATTTGTAATCCAATGTGAGTCGTATTTAAAATCGGTATAAGCAGACCCAGTTGATACATCAAATGATTGTAGTTTGAAGTTGTCTAAAGACCCACTAAAATCACCACTACCACTACCAAAGAATGTGAATCTAAAGTTATGGTTTCCATCTTGTTGTGCTTCAAAATAAACTACTGAACTTTGAGATGATGTTATGTTCGATATATATGAGCTTTGTAGATATTCTGATGAATCTAATAGTCTACCATCGGGTTCTTGGATATCAAACACAATACCTAATAAATTACCTTCCGCATCAGTTGGTTGGAATGTTCCAGGGTCAATATCAAAACTTGCGGTATAGGTAGCCCCTTCTTGCAGAGATACTTTTCTATTCAAGGTAGCCCCACCAAAGTTTGAACCTGACATTACTAATTTGAATCCCTCGACAACAGTACTTTGGTCTGAGTTACTCTCATTTAGTATTTTGTTGTTTACAATATATGTAGATGGAATTGCACCATCGATATTAAATTGGTCTAATACAATTACCTCTTGTGATATTACGGAATAAATAAAGAAGTTATCCAATGAACCAGCTGAACCATCTTCACCATTTTGGTCAAAGTATGTAAACTGAACTTTATGTATATTGTTGTCACCAACTGCAGCAGACCCACTAAACTTAATTTCATAAGAACGATTACCCGTCAACCTATCGGTGTAATTTGTAACTTCAGAATCATCATAATAAGAACCATCCGGCTTGTATATTCTAAAATCAATTCCAGTTAGAGTTCCGAGGTTTGCATCGAATGCAAGTGTATATACTTCATTTTCATCTAATGATGCAGATAAGTTTGCAGTACCACCACCATAGTTAGATGCAGATAGTATTAACAATCCATCACTAATACTAAGAGTTGGTGACTCGTTTGCAGTACCCTTGATTGGTTCTACTAATTCAAACCCACCTACGTTTGCGGTAAAGTTGTAGTATACTTCAAGACCAGGAATGTCTGCCGGATTTAATGGTCTATCAACAGTTGCATTTGATGTATCCCATACATCTGATAGACTTCTACTTACCCACGAAACGTGCTTTGTATTGTGGGGGGTGTCTGCTTCAGACCCAATACCTTCGGTAAATCCTTCATACAATGGATACACATATAGGTCGTAGTTGGATTCTATTTCTCTACTCTCAATGTTCTCTAACCTCAACCTATATTGTGGTGATATAATATCATTTGATACTATCGATTGTGAAATTGAGGTAAGGTCGAATTGTACTAATGCCCTACTATTACCCAATAGAGTAGTGTTATCGGTATCGTAGAACTTACCGATTTCAAGAATCTCATCCTTGCCCGTATTTTGTAATTTACGAGAAGTGTCCTCATATAGGGTTGCATCTTTACTTGGATATATTCTATAAATCATCTCTTACCTCTTAAAATAATGATACCACTCTACCCTTGATATCTACATCTGGATACTTCACCTCAAAACAAGTTGGGTCTTTAGGTGGGTAAACGATTCCATCACGAGTTGCATTTTTGATATTGTATTTATTCGTTGAGTAGTTTCCATCGTATTTGTTTACGATTTGAAGACCACCATTACCATCTCTATCAGGTCTAACTACCGATTGAACTCCATCAACTCTATCTAATAATACATAAATATCAGTTAGAACTATTGGCTTGTTGATACCCATTCTATCGATGTTAAAATATTTCTTTAGTGCATCTATACATCTCAACAATACTTCGTTTGAGTTGTAGTTTGGAAGTACGATAATCTCAAACTCAATCCCAATATTTACTATGTATGCATTTTTTATGTTTACCGCATCAGTCAAAATACGATAGTAAGACATATAGTTTTGTAGGTTTTGTTTGGTTGCAGGGTTTAGTAGTGCTAACTTTTTATCTTTGTCATACCCCAATGTATAGAAGTTAATTGCCAATGGATTTGGAATTGGGTCTGGTCCATCATCCAATAATGTATTGATTTGGAAGTCAGGTGCAACATACGCTTTAGCAACCGAACCAAATTGTGGTGGTAATGCATATGCTCTTAATAGGTAGTCTTCTTTAGTTACTGCTCTATTTTGTGCTCTAAAGTATGCAATTGCATTCTCTCTAACTTCTTCAATCTCTTCCTCGTATGCACCACCACCTGCTGCTTGTTCGTTCGTTACTGCAATTGAGTTTTCTATCGTATTGTAAGTACTTGTTACTAATCCAGTACTATCGGTTTCAACTACTCGCTCTATTATATTGGTTAAGTCTGAAGATTGTACATTATCATCAACACCATTACCAATTCTATAACGAACGTATAATACAGTATTTGCAGGAGCAACACCATATGTTTTAGCGTACATAAAGTTTGATGGGTCAATGCCTTGGTCAAGGTCTCCACTCGCAGGATATAATGCAGAACCTACATTATCTGGGTTTGGTAGTATTTCTTCATCAGCATTTGATGATACACCAGACCCAAATTGAATGTCAATTTTACCATCATCAGTAATTCGAGTTACATATCTCTTAGGAACTCGTTTAAGTTTGAGTAGAGATGGTGTTTCACTAGCATACCCAGACATAGCAATTGAGTAATCAGTTGTGTTTGGTAATTCCTCAAACACAGTATCTTGAGCAAGATAATCTACCTTAGTCCACTCATCACCATCATCATCAGTTATTTCAACAACATCTACCAACCCATCTTCATCTTCAAGTCTTATTTTATCATATGGTTTTGGTGTGTCAAATGTATATGTTGCAACTTTTTCTCTACCACTAACTGCTTTAACATATTTCTTCAATAGGTAATAAACTGGTTCATCGGTTGTTTCATCAATTTGATAAACCGATACTTCAGTAGGGTCGAATGATGATGAGAATCCAAATCTGACCTTATCAATTGTCGTGAACTCAACATCCGAGTTTGTTGATGAACCAACGACCATCCCTTCTTTAAGAGTTAAGGCATAGTCAAAGTTAGGTTTTACAGTATCACCACTACCTTGTGCTGGTACTATTTGGTAAACAGTTAATGTTGTTGTGGCAGGAACATACAACTTAGGTTTATAGCCAAGGGATTGTGCGATTGTGAATACATTAGATTTTTCTTGTGCTTCTTCAAGGATAGATTCTCTTAACTGAACATCCGTGTAGTATGATAATACATCACCCACATACGATGCCATTTCCATAAACATCATACCTGGAGATGATTCGTTAAAGTCATTATAGGTATTTGGGAAATAGTTTTTTGTAAAGTCGATTAAGTTCTTTCGGATATCACCGAAATCCCTTCCAACTAAGTTTACATCTTTTTTTACTTTATCTGCCATCTTCTATCCTCAGACAATAGAAACATTACCCTGCTCGGTAACGAGTATTGTTATTTGTGTATTTGCACCGTTTTCAGTAACCTTAACTTTTAGTAATATCTCAACACGATTGCTGTCTTCTAATGTAGTTACGTTTACATCATCTACTATAATATAAGGTAACCAAAACTTTATATCTTCACGAAGTGAATCTTCTAATTCTACATTTAAGTTTTCTGATATTTGTTCGAATAATAAGGAGTAAACATCAGAACCAAATAAAGGTTGGAATGGTCGTTCACCCTTTCGTGTCAGTATCAGATTTTTAAGATTAGATATTGCCTGCTCTTCGGTAGTATAAGACAATTTAAACAATGGGTCACCACCCAATGGTAGTTGCACCCCAATTGCTTTATTAGGTTTTAGGTCTAATGGATTTCTCCTATACTCCTTACGAATTGGCATTATTTACCCTTCTTATTATTCATATGTTTCATCAAACCAGAGTAGTCTCTTGTTAATGCATTAACCACTGCTTGACCTGCTTCAGTTTGTTGTAATTGCTGTGTAGATACTTGACCACCTTCAGCAGTTTGTAATACTTGTGGTTGTTGACCACTCATCATACTACCAAAACTTTGTGCTTGAGATGAGTTAAACATACCCCCACCAACTCCATTAGAGTTGATATTTCTCCACTCACCACCTTGTGCAGTTTCGTTCAACATATCATTCAACATAGAGTTTTTAGTGAATGACTTTGCCCATGCAGCCTGCTGTTCTTGTTTTGTTTCGAAGATATGTTCTACATCAAGCGGGTCTTTTTCAACAACTTTTGGTTGTGATTGTTTCATCTCATTCATAATCGATTTACGAAGTGCCTTTTCTTTTTTAGCAACTTCCTTCTTAACCTCTTCTTTGATGATGAGTTGAATTGCTTTAATTAGTTTCTTAGTATCCATAATAATAAATATGTTTGTATATAATTATTGTTTCATTAATGTTAACTGAGTTTTGATTTGTGCAGCTGCGGTTGCAATTTGTGGACCTACTGCAGCAAGAGATGCAATTGGTGCAGGTCCTACTGGTGTTACCTCAATAGCACTTGTAAGTGCCGGTGCTAATTGTATCAATGTATCGGTAATTGCTTCTAACTGAGAGAATATAATATCCATATCAGCTTTCCAATTTGGAGTAGAGACATTTACGGATTTATTACCACTAATCAAAACCGAATCTGATTTAGAGTTAATCACAACTCGGTCTGAGTTTAGTATGAGTTGTGGGTTGGAATATTGCCCAATTGGAATAACACCCAATGAAAATCCATTAGATGGTTTAAGACTTACCTTTTGTTTAGAAGTCATCCAAATAGAAGTAGAGTCTTCGTTTACATCTTCAATGACAAACTTATTGTAACCATTAGAATTACCAGCACCATTCCTTAGTATAGTGATTGGTGCCTTTGGGTCAGTAGATGTCCAAGATGGAGATTCAGTAGCACCCTTTATTTTATTATTAGTTAATTTTGTGTTTTGAGGGGTGTATCCAAAACGAATTGATTGCCCAAATCTACCCTCATATATTATATCACCTAAAAATGGTTGCAGTTGAGATAGACTTGATACTTCTTCAAACCCATTACCAAGATTTACAGATGAGTCGGTAGATGATTGATTCGGTATACCATTTGTTATTTGAGAAAAATTAATAGAAGGAGTACCTTGTAGAACCATACCACCAGGTAATGCGTTATGATTTATGTTACCTTGAAGTCCTATTGGAGTTGTATAGTAATTTTTAGTAGATGCTTTTAGTCCGCGGGATTCATCACCATACGCAGTATATACATAAACTTGCTCCCCAATTATAGGAATTGACCTATTATTTGGTGTAAATGGAAAACATCTAACAGTATTATTGTTTTTACCTTGCTTTACACTAACAGTAATACTATTTAGATTATCATACTCATCATCTGATAAGTATACGCCGATTACCGTTCCTAATTTCATTCACCATCTCCATCTTCTTTAGGTAGGTCTTTCTCAACCTCATCAATGGCTTCCATCAATTGTCTCTTTTCTTCATCAGACAATAACATACCACCACTTTCACCACTATTACTATCCTTCATCATTCGTTGAACAATAGCAGCAAGTTTGATTAAAGCATCATCATTCTTTACTGAGATGTCTAAGTATTCTTTGATAAGAGGTACTACTACCGAGGCATCATTCAAAGTTTTAACCATTGGTTCAAGTTGTGCAATCAACAACTTGATTTGTCGGTCTTTCTTTTTTTGATTCGAGTAGATGTCAGACATAATATCTGAGAAACTCTTATCTTTAAATAATTTAGTATCCTTATCCATTAAACTCCTCTACCCTATGGGTTATCGGTAGAACATCCCCTGCCATATAATCAAGGTATAGTTCTCTATAAATTAGTTTCATCTTACCAACCACCTTTGTGATGTATTGAGTTTGAACACCAGTCCTCTCTCTAATAAGTATGTAAAGTGCCTTTTTGTTGTATGAGTAAAGGTTATCTCGTGTCCTAAATAATTCAGTTAGGGAGTCAGCGATTTTTCTATCTCTATCTTTGTTGAACAATATGAATACATTGTAGTCCATATAACGAACATAATAATCCATAAAGTCTTTCAATGCTTCTTGTTGTTTTTTGTCGTAGACTTCATTGATGATATTACGAGATGAGTCAATCACTTCGATACCATCTCTCATTTTCATTCGTTCGTAGTTCTTGTTGTTCTCGTTGAACAAATAGTTTCTTGCAATTACTGTAAAGTATGAAAATGCTCTACCATTCTCACCCTTAAACTTATGAATCTTCTCATTCAAGAATGCAACTACGTTTGCCTTCACATCTTCATACGGAACTTCGAAGTAGTAAGTCTTATATGTATGAATTACATTCTCCGCGAGTTTATCAAATGGGTAGTGAATAAAACGATTGTAGATTTTATTCTTTAGTCGTTGGTCATCACATTGGTTATATGCATTGATTGCAATCTCAGTAATCTTAGTGAAATACCTTTTACTCTTCCTCTTGCGTCCCATAGTATTCTTCCAATTCTGAAATTACTTCATACATCTGCTTAAACACAAACCCAGTCTCATCATCTGCTTCAAAAG